TCCTATCGCCAGAGTTGGCGATAAGATTCAAATTGATTCTGGCTCTTCTGCTGGTCAGTGGCCGATTATTTCAGGATCAAGCAAAGTTAAAGCTGTGTAAATGAATATCAATAATGGCAAAACCATCTCAGAAATTGCTCACATCAAACAATCAATTGCAAGTATCCTAACCACACCAATTGGTTCAAGAATCATGCGACGCAATTACGGTTCACGAATCTTTGAAAAAATTGATAATCCAATCAATGGCGAATTGATTGCAGAAATCTACTCAGATGTGGTAGAGGCGCTTTTCATCTGGGAACCAAGATTTGAAGTTGAGCAAGTGACAGTACAAAGCATTAAAAAAGGCAAAATCACAATTGACCTAGAAGGTAGTTTTTTAAAAGAAGGTAAGAAAATAGTTTTAGAAAATATCGAGATCAGCAACTAGCAATGACTAATTTTACCGCCATAGATTTATCAAAATTACCAGCACCAAAGGTAATTGAGAGCTTAAGTTTTGAGACAATATTTCAAGATATTTTAAGCAATTTTTTAGCAAGAAATCCAAACTATGCTACATTGCTTGAAAGTGATCCAGCAATAATCCTACTTGAAGTATGTGCTTATCGTGAATTGCTTTTACGAAGTCGAATAAATGAAGCAGCAAAAGCAACAATGCTCGCTTATGCCATCGGCAGTGATCTAGAGAATTTAGCAGCTTTCTTTGGCGTTACAAAACTTGATGATGAAACTGATGATCGACTCAGGCAAAGAACTGGGTTAGCACTAGAAGGCTTCTCAACTGCTGGACCAGCAGGAGCTTATATATTTCACGCTTTATCAGTATCAAATGAGATTAAATCAGTATCAGTAAAAAGCCCAAATCCTGGAGAAGTTTTAGTAACTATTTTATCAAATAATGGTAATGGACTCGCATCTGATGATTTGCTTGGCAATGTTGTTAAAAAATTAACCGATGATGATATTCGTCCCCTAACTGATTTTGTTACTGTTCAAAAGGCAGAAATTATCAACTACTCAGTAGAAGCAATAATCACAGTTTATCCTGGACCTTCCTCAGCACTGCTAGAAATTGAAGCTAAGGCTGCATTAGAAAAATTTGTTAATCAAAGACACGCCATCGGCTTGGTTGTTGCTATATCAGGAATTTACAATGCTTTACATGTTGATGGCGTCAAGAAGGTTGAACTTGTTAGACCTCTAAATGATGTTGTAACTACTGATGAGCAAGCGGCTTATTGCCTTAATATATCAATATCCGTAATCACTGATGATTGATAATAAAAAATCATTATTACCAATAAATGCTTCTAATCTTCTAAAAGATTTGGAATATGCCAGTAGCAAAATTATGGATTTAGAAACTGGCAATAAATTGGTTTTTAATCCTGATTTAGCAGCAGAAAATATTTTGCCCTGGATTGGCTGGAGTTTATCAATAGATGATTGGAGTGATGATTGGCTGGTAGAAACCAAAAGAAGAATGATCAGAAATAGCCTGATCTTGCATAAAATAAAAGGCACTAAAGCAGCAATAAAAAAAGCATTAGAGATTATTGGAGTTTTAGCAGAAATTACCGAGTGGTGGGAAACTAATCCTAAACTCACCCCACATACTTTTTTGCTGGTAGCTTATTTAAATGATAATTTAGATCGTGATAGCAAAATTATTATCACCGAAGATACACAAAAGAAACTGATTAATTTAATCAATAATGTCAAACCTCTACGCTCTCATTTTGATTTCAAATTAGGAATCAATTTGAGCAGCGTTTTAGGTTATCAAGCAACATTTAGAGCAACAAATTATCTAGAATTTTGTCTACAAACCAGATTTCCCAAATTCAGTAATAATTTAACTATCGCAATATTCTTTAAAATAACCACCTATCAAGAAATCAATGGCTGATAATCTATCAATACAAATCACCAAAGCTGGAAAAGAAGCGGCATTTAACGCCGAGCATACTGGTCTTAAATTAGAAATCTCCCATGTTGCTTTCGGAGATCAAGGATGGAATCCAGTAATTGATGATCCAGCCACATCTCTGAGAAATGAAATTTTAAGAGTACCAATAATCTCAGGAGAAAAATTAGGTTCTTCACAAATTCACTTAATCGCAAAAGCTGATGGGCCATCAGATTTTATCATTAAAGAGGTAGGATTCTTTTTAAGCAACGGAATATTATTTGGGGTTTTTAGCTCAGATACTAAAGCTCTGGCCTATAAAATGGCTGGAACCGAAATCTTGATCGCATTTGATTTGATATTATCAACTCTACCTCCAGATGTTGTGCAAATTGTTATTGAAGCAGGAAGTAATTTTAATCCGTCTTTTATCAGAGAATTAATTTACATCACTCTTGGTAATATCAAAACTGCCACTGTGCAAATCAAAAATCTCAACCGCATCATTAATAAAATAATTTAATAGGTTTATCAAATGACATTAGAACAACAAATATCCTCTTTAAACGAAAATGTCGGCAATTTAATTGTCGCAGCAGAACAATTAACCGACAAAGTAGAAAATAAATTACAGGAATATGAAACCTGGAAAGGCACTCTGAATAAAGCCAATCCCGTAATTTTAAAAGTTGGTAGCGATAAAGAATTTAAACATCCAGTTGATGCTGCTATTCATATTGCAAATCATGGACTTGCAGGAGATGTGATTTGGAGAATTGAAATTGATCCAGGCATTTATGATTTTCCATATAATGGGACTCACGAGCTAGGTTTTTCATTTTATAAAAATGTTCAAATCATTGGTTTATCTGGCAATCCTAGTGATACCATATTCAGATATGTTGGTGATCATCACCGCTGGATAATATTTGCTGACAAGCATTCTTGTATCGAAATAAGAAATATTGGATTTAAAGGCTCTAACCTAATAACACCAACTTTTATTAACCAGATCAATAACCGAATTTTAAGAGATGGCATGGCTGGTGCTGGATTAGCTCATGGTATTTTAGTTAGATATAATAGCTCAGGCAATATCGTAAATTGTTCTTTTAACAGATTATGGCACGCCCTTCATTGTCACGATAATTCTAAACTAGATATCAATAATGTTAATGGCTCTGAAATTTATAGTGGAGCTCATGGGTCCGACAATAGCAGAATAGAAATTACCCGCTCAACTTTTATTGGCATAGATCCAGCAGGACAATGGACATCGATTTCTTGGGCGGGTCTTGCGGCATTTCATAATAGTGAGGTTTTTGCAAATGGTGTGACGATCAGAAATTTCAATGCTGGTCTTTATTGTCATTGGGGTAGTGATTTCCATTTACATAAAGCAAATGATTATGCTGATGATGGTATCACAGAAATAAATATCCAAAATAGCCTGATAGAAGATTGTTATCATGCTATACATACCTGGCATAAGAGTGATGGTAATATTGATAACTTCCTGGCTCGTAATATTCAATCATTTGCAATTGTTTGTGGTCAAACCTCCAATGTGCATGCTGCTTATAATGTAACAATTGATGGAGCTGATATTGGCTTTTATGTAATTCATGGTTCGGGATTAATAGCAAATGATAGTACAGCAAAAAACTGTCGAAATATCGCTTATTTTTCAGCAAATAAATCAGAGCTTCATGCTGTTAATACTACTAAGAACCTCTCTGGTAATGCGGTTAATTATTCTCCAAATGCCTCTTCTGTCTTAGGAAATACCGACTCTCTGATTTACTTTTCTTAAGCTAATAACTTTAACAAATTAACAAATATAAAATGAAACTAATTATCAAGGATGGGGTGGTGATTGCTACTCATGCCAATAACCAAAATATCAAAGATTTATATGGTGATTTAGAGATAGTCAGGATCCCAGATCATATTAATTTAACAAGATTTGAAAAACTTAAGACAAGTTATGATGATATTATTGCGCCGGTTAATTTACCAATTATGCCATTTAACTTACCAATTACAGCAGTTAGTTTACCAACTGATCCACGTTCTAATTGGACTTTAGAAGAATCTCAAGAAAATGCATTATTAGTAATTGAAGATATTGCTGAAGAATATCGTATAGAAATGTTATCCTCAATGGCTGGTAAAATTGCTGGATATTGGACAAAGGAAAAAATTGCTGCCCGTATTATTAGCTCTGATAATCCAGATCAAGCTGATATTGATAATCTGCAATTGGAGGCGGATAATAGAAGAATCACTGTTTTAGAATTGGCAGAACTTATCTTAAAAAAGGCCAAGGATTTTGCTAATGTTTCTACCTACATAGATGGAGAGGCGCAAAGAATCAAAATTGTAATTAGAGATACAGAATCTTTGGAGGCTGTTTGGGAATTACTTAAGTGTTTTGAGCAAAATATCATCATTAAAATAAACCAATTAAATCATGACTGAACAATTTTTACATGGCGTTGAAGTCATCGAAATCAATGATGGCGCAAGACCAATACAAATCGTTAAATCTTCGGTAATTGGACTGGTTGGCACTGCTTCTAAGGGACCAGTAAATACTCCAACCTTGATCCTGGGTTCAAGATCAGAGGCGGTTAAGATATTTGGCTCTGACGCAAACTTTAGCATACCAGCAGCAATTGATGGGATATTTGATCAAATTGGTGCGATGGTGGTGGTGATTAATGTTGCTGATAAGGCAAATCCTAATCATTTAACTGAAGGGATTCTTGATCCAAGCAAAATTACTTTATCAGATATTATTGGTGGGGTCGATAGTGCAACAGGAAAATATAAAGGTATTCAAGCTTTACTTACCTGCCAATCAGAAGTTGGAGTTCAGCCAAGAATTTTAATTGCACCAGGGTTTACTCATCAGACTCCTCTTGATGAAAATGAAGAGCCAATAGCAAATCCAGTAGTTGCAGAGTTGCTCAATATTGCTGAAAGTCTTAGAGCAGTTATTATTGCTGATTGTCCAAATACTAATAAAATAGATGCTATTCATTACCGTGAAGATTGGGGATCAGCAAGAATTTATCCGGTTTATCCTTGGGTGAAAGTTCTAAATACAGCAAATAATACTATCATTGAACAACCTTCATCTGCAAGAGTTGCGGGGCTGATTGCTAAATCAGATAATGAAAGAGGATTTTGGTGGTCACCTTCTAATATGGTAATTAATGGGATTGTTGGAATTTCTAAAGCAATTGATTTTGCTTTGGGTGATACAAATAGTACGTCTAATTATCTAAACGAACATGCAGTTGCTACCATAATTCAACAAGATGGTTTTAGGCTTTGGGGTAATAGAACAACTTCCGCTGATCCAAAATGGATGTTCTTACAGACCAGAAGAACTGCTGATATGATTAATGACTCGCTGCTTAAAGCTCATATGTGGGCGGTGGATAGAAATATTACCAAGACCTATATCGAAGATGTTTTAGAGGGTATTAATAATTATCTGCGATATCTAAAAAGCATTGGAGCAATCATTGGTGGAAATGCTTTTGTTAATCCTGAATTCAATACTACTGATCAAATTGCTTTAGGTAAAGTATCGTTTGATTTTGACTTCACTCCACCTTATCCGGCTGAGCACATCACCTTCCGCTCAAGAATGATTGACGATTATCTCGAGGAAGTTTTTAAGTAAAAAATAATAAACAATAAAAAAACAAATGATCCCTAAAATTTTAAAGAACTTCAACCTGTTCATTGATGGACGCGGCTACGCTGGCAAAGTTGAAGAAGTAAATCTACCAAAACTCAACATCAAAACCGAAGAATTTCGCGCTGGTGGTATGGATTCTCCGGTCCTTATTGACATGGGCATCGAAAAACTAGAGGCCTCTTTTACACTGCTTGAATATGACAAAGATGTTTTAAAACAATTCGGTCTAGTTAGTGGTAATGCGGTTCAAATAACGCTTCGTGGTGCTTTGCAAGATAATACTAACGTTTCACCGCTGATGGTAAAACTTCGCGGTATGTACACCGAAATAGATATGGGG